CTCCGTCAATAGGCTTATTGCAGCCGCTACTTCGTAGCGAGCAGCAAGCCGCCGCTTTTAAGCGGTGGTAATTGACAAGTCCTTTCTTTTACATTTAGAGACAGGACTTGCACCACAGTTATTATCCGATGGGATGACGAAAACATTTAACATTAGAAAGATGTATCAACATTACCATTAAATGAATGTTGTGAATAAGGACCGCTTGGATTTTTTGGAGAAACTTGCCAGGGGAAAATATTAGTTCGATAACCGCGACGCTGAGTCACCTTAAATGTCATATCATATTCAAGAAGAAAATTAGTCGCACTTTCTGAAACCTCCATATTCTCAAAAAAGCCACGGTAGACTAATCCTGAATAATACATTTCGACAGTAAACGCCAACTGTGCCAAAGAGTCAATATTACTCATTGCTAAATTGCTATTCGGGCTATCCATTCCTAATATTCCGCCAATAGCTCCTCCGGCGACCGCGCCAACTATTCCACCTATGCTTCCAATGCCTCCTAATGAAGCTCCGACGCTCGATAATGTATTCGATAGATCAGTGCTTGCATTATTAGCTGCTAATGTTAATCCAACGGCATCAAAAGCATATTGTTCAGCTCTATATATTTCGTAAAGAACATTTATTCCCTCAAAACCGGCTGATCCTGTATTTCCACTTATACGAAGCGTGTCCAGCTCTTCCCCCCAATACTGCAATGTATATCCACCTTTTGTTCTTTCTTGTGTAATCAGTTTTTTATGTAAATATAGTATTCTTTGCGGGTTGACATACATTGAGACAATGCCAAATTGAGGAACAAACCAAGTGATAATATTTCTTTTTAACTGTCCAGGGTTATTTTCTGGAACATTGGAATATGGCAAACCATTGCCATTTGCTTCATATGTCGGAGGAACGTTAAAACCTTGCCCTTGTGTCGCTGTGCCATTAACGTTGAGCGCATTTTGGACTGTATTTATTCCACTGATTAAGTTAGCTATTCCAGAGTTTGCCATTTTGTGTTCCTTTAATAGCTCCTATTTGCGGCAGAGATTGCTGTCGATTGAGAGTTTGTTTCAATCTCTCTCTTACATTTTAGACAATATCCCGTAACATTAACATTTATCTCGCCCGGCTTTGATGTATGTGCATGAGCTATTGGGGCTGCGGCTTCTGCTTTTGCTGCATTAGTAGCCGCAAGTTTACTTATCTCTTCTGGTGTATGCCCTACCATACCTGCCGATGTTTTTGGTGGATTACGAGCTATGTTTCTCTTCGCTTCTTCTGATAATGATCTTCTTTGTTCAGTTTCTGATATACCGCCAGGACTACCATACATTGACTGCAACATTTCTACATAAGCCTTTGTGCTTATTGAGGAGACATGATGAACTAATCTATCCATTTGAGCTTTCGCACCAGCTGTATCAGAAACTGCATGACCTTTTAATTGAGTTCCATAAATATTAGCATTTTCTCCGCCAACATTAGCTGCTGCACCATATTCTGCACGACGCATAGTTTTGTATTCATACATCGCTTTTGCATACATACCACCAGTCTGTGTAGATTTAGCCAAATCTTCTCTTGTCATTGGTCGCGATGACATTAATCTACTCATCGTATCAAAGTTAGATATATTAGCCTCTACTCTCAATCCATCTAACTCACTTCTTAAATTAGATATGTCTGTCTTCGATAAGTTTTCTCTTGCTGTCCCTCTTCCTGTAAGGTCACCTAAAATATCTTTACTCAACTCTTTTCCCGTTGCTCTTCCAGCTTGCATCTCTCCAAAACCAGCGATTATTTTATGCGCCTCTGTTTCATTCTTTCCAACTCCAAACATTTGCAAAATCTTTGTCTGTCTTTCTAACTGCCTCGCCGCAGCCTCACTCTTCCCAGCTTCTTCAACAGTAACAAAATGTCCGCCACCAGCAGATTTTTGAACCTGCTTCATTATCATATCCATTGCCTCTTTTGTTCTTCCTTTATTAAGCATATCCTCGAAAGCAAATCCTCCACGAAGCCCGCCAGGTCCACCTGCTTGCGACATTAAAAATGATTTTTGTGCTATTGTAAGATCCTTAATCGAAGAAGTCATTTTTGTTGCTGACATAACTGCTTGATCTGCGCTCAATCCAGCCTTTTTAAGTCCTTCGGAATAATCATTAACAATCTGGACGACACCCTCTAAATTATTCTTTCCATCAGCGCCTAACATAACAAAATCATTTGATAATTCTGTCAATGCACCTCTTATTGTATCAAAGGAGCCGCCTAAATGACTATTCAATTCTGTCATTCTTGCAGTATATTTTGCGGCGCCTTCTAACCCAACATTATAGTTCTTAATTGTATTTCCGATATCTTTTGCTGTTCCATCAAAATCTCTTCCAGCCCCTGTTGCTAATTTTGTGACCGCAGTGACCGAATTAAACGTATCAGTCCCAGCTTTTACTGTATCATTAAGAACTCTTGGTATTTTGCCAAGTTCAACATAATATTGTTGAATTGTTTCTATTGGTAGATTTGTCGCTGCTGCCGTATCTTCCCAAGCCTGTCCTTGTTTTTTTAAGATTGGACCAAGATTTTCTAAATTAGCGCCAGCAGCTGCCCACGCATCACCTAAATCACCGGTGCTGCCAGCTAATTGAAAAAACATATTCGATTGTCTAAGTCCACCATCAGCTGATTCTAATACTGATTTTGTAAATGCTAATAATTGATCTGTTGTGCCTTTTAATTTTTCATTAACCATTTTGGTGGGCACACCAAGTGCAGTAAGCATATTTCCTAATTTTGCAGTATACTCTGCCATTTTTTGCGTTGTTAATGAGCCTCCTTTCATTAATGCAGTAAGTTTTTCGAGGGGTTCACTAAATGTTAATAATGATTTTGTGTCTATATTACCTAAATCTTTAAGCGCACTTCCAAGCCCAATAACGCCCAAACTTGTTACACCAAATACTGCACCACCCTTTTCTAATTCCTTCCTTAATGATCCTATTGAATTGGCTACTATGCCAGATACGCCATGAAGAGTGTCCATTGCATTTGATAAACCAAGAGTGGCGGTCTGTGCTTTTACAACATTATCCGCCAGCTCATTCATTTTTACATTTTTCTCTGCCTCAGCTGCTTTATCAATAGGTGGCGTATCAACCATATATGTCCTCTAAATTATTTTTCGTCTTCTTCTTTGTCTATCTATTCCTTTTCCTTCTTCTATTTCTCCTAATTTTAACTTTCCTTCATTTATATCTCTAACCATTCTTGTAGACTCTTCAAACTCCTCATCAGTTGATATATGCATATCCGCACCTTCTCCCTTAATCTTGCGAACCGCTTCGGGATTCCAGAATGATGCTAACAAATATGCATGTTCCTTTGCTAGCTCAACTTTCTCATTCTGATCAGCTACCCAGTTATTGTATTTCCACATATATCGAACCGGATCCATATCTCTTATTATAGGATCGTCTTGCTCGCATCCATACATATTGCATAAATGCCAAACAAAACGATGATCAGGCTCGTTAACTATTTTTTTAGGTCTTCTATGACCTCCTTCATTTCAGCCTCATTTTTAATAGCATATTTCTCCGAAGAACCTTCTCTCATTTTAATATACTCATCATATAATCTATTGAAAACAACCTGATCAATCTCACCAAGAAACTCTAACCTCGCATCTAATTCATCAGTCCCAAAAAACTGTGCCACGTCAACGCCAGCGACAGATATTATCGCCCGAGCAAGAACGTTTCTCTTCATCTCAAAATCTTGCTCAAGAACATTGTCAAATGGTAATGCTTCACATAACGCCTCATTAAACGACTTTGCAGAAAGTATTTGAAGAACAAAAACGTTGCCACAAATATCTACTGATCTCTGAACACGCGTCATTCCAAGCAACATCTCTATTCTCTTTTTTGCAGATTCAGAGAGTCGCTCTTTACCTGTTAACTTGGCTTTTTTTGCCTCTCTCGCTGCCTTAAAATCTTCTTCAACCTGTCGC